GTGTTTGTGTTTGTGTCATAGTGTCTTTCGTTGTCATGGGTTTATTATATCATGCTTTTGCAGTTGGTCAACAGTTTAATTGAACTGTTACAAACTGTTACATGTTAGCTAGTTGGTTCACAAATCCGTTAGAAAACAAAAGTACTCATACTGTGGTAGGTTTAGAAACAAAAGGACTAGGGGCGGTTAGTAGACTAAAGTTTACACATACGCCGTGGCACCCACCCACACGTGGCCTATGGGGTAAAAATCCCAAAACCATCTGGGTGCCGTACCAAGCGCCAAACGACCCTAAACCGCCCCCATCGTCCCCACCCACCCCAAATCATCCCAACTGACCCAAACCCCACCAAAAAAATCCACTTGTGAGACCACCCGCCCCCATGGTATAATTGCCCCAAAGGATACACCTATGCAACAAAACCTACCTGCTGAAACTCTCCAAATCGCCCCAGAAGCCCTAGAAGTAGCCAACTGCTACCTGCAGCTGCAAGATTCAAAAAAGGTCGCAGACGAGCTAGACCTGGCACCCACACTGGTCACCGAGATACTCGCCCGCCGCGAGGTCAAAGCGTATATTGACCATGTGTTCATGGACACTGGCTACAACAACAAGTTTCAAATGCGTGCAGCCATGGACGCACTGCTCAAACAAAAGTTTCAAGAGCTGCATGAATCACAAACTGGATCGACCAAAGACATTGCTGAGCTGCTACAAATCAGTCATAAAATGTCGATGGACTTGTTAGACCGTGAAATTCAGCTGGAAAAACTGCGTCAGGGTCCAGGCGGTCCCTCAAAGCAAGTAAATGTTCAGATCAATGAGGGGCTAGACGGATCAAAGTATTCGCAGCTGGTGTCACGTCTTATTAGTGGTGAAGGAGTCTAATGCTAACCATTAGCCGACCAGATGTTGAGTGCGAACACATTCAAGAGTTTCCAGCACAAACTCGTTTTATCAAACTGCCTATTGTTAACTACTTGAAGTTGCTGGGCATCTACGAAACCATCAACAGACCCCAAACCGCACTAATCAATGCCATCAACGACCCCAAGTACCGTTTTGTGTGCGCTGCGCTAGCGCGCCGACTTGGCAAAACCTACATAGCCAACGTGGTAGGCCAACTGGTGAGTTTAGTGCCTGGCAGCAATGTGCTGATCATGTCGCCCAACTATAACTTATCGGGAATATCGTTTGAACTACAACGTCGACTAATCAAGCACTTTGACCTAGAAGTTGCCAGAGATAACCTAAAAGACAAGATCATTGAATTGGACAATGGGTCGACTATTCGTATGGGTTCGTTGAGCACTGTGGACAGTTGCGTGGGTCGCAGTTACGATCTTATTATATTTGACGAAGCAGCGCTTGGATCGGACGGAGAAGCCGCATTCAACGTTGCACTCCGACCCACTCTAGACAAGCCTGGTGCTAAAGCAATTTTTATTTCAACACCACGTGGTCGCAACAACTGGTTCAGCCAATTTTGGAACCGTGGCTTTTCCAGTGAATTTCCAGAGTGGGTGAGCTTGCAAGCGGACTATTCGGAGAATACTCGCATGCAGGAATCTGATGTTGCCGAAGCTCGCAGGTCAATGTCGCGCGCTGAATTTGAACAAGAGTACTTGGCATCGTTTACGGTGTTTGAGGGTCAGATTTATAGCCTAGCGGCCACCGATGTTTGCGAACCGCCGGTTGACCTGCGTGGTGAAGCTATAGCTGGCTGTGACCCTGGCTATCGCGATTACACTGCGTTTGTGGTTATTGTGTATGATATGGTTGGGGATGTGTTTTGGATTGTTGACGAGTACTTGAAAAACGAAGCTACCACAGCTGATCATGCCAGTGCGTTTGCGGAGCTGTGTGGGCGTTGGGGTGTGGAAACCATTTTTATTGACTCGGCTGCTGCACAGTTTGCATCGGACCTGGCATACATCTACGACCTGGCTTCAACCAAGGCTAAAAAGGATGTGCTACCCGGTATTGCATATGTACAAACCCTGGTAGCTCAAGGTCGCTTAAAGGTAGCCCCTCACTGCACACATTGTTTAGCGGTGTTTGACCAGTATCGCTGGGATACCAAAGAAGGCTTACAACGTGAGCGTCCCAAGCATGATGACTACTCACACATGGCTGATGCGATTCGTTATGCTCTTTATACATATACATTGTAAACGATATTGTACTTAATATTCTATTATACACGGTTTGGATTGGTTGTTCAAGTCAAAAAATATTAGGAAATAATTTTCCAACCACTGCAGCTAGACCTATGTCCTCTAAGCATTTCTCCAAAAGATCCGTGGTTTAAATCATGTTCTCTACAAAAGCCCCGCAGTGAATCTACGGTGTACTGAATACCTTGCGGCGAAACTACTTGCGGATAGGGCCTATTCCTGCTTTTAGCAGTCATCTTATTTCTACGTCTATTGCTTCCTTTTAAAGCTATAAGTTTTTTGTATTTTTCAGGGTATACTTCAGCCAGCCACATGTGGGTGCTTCCAGAAGATATATCACTAACAGCACCTCTTGAAACATTTGTTATTTCAGTTATCTCCTTATGAGTTAGTACATTATCTACTAAATACATAAAAACTTCTTCTACTTGAGCGTTTGTATATTTTGAGTTGCCAGTTAAGTCTCCATATAGTTCGGACCTGTGAGTAGCAACTTCCCTAGTATTAAAGCCATTCTTTACGGCATCAAATATTTCAATAGCCTCTATCTCATTAGCGTCTAGCTCTTCTATACAACATTTAACAAGTATTTCGATACTGGGCATACCAAAAGAATTATACGCTTCTTGCAACTTTTTAGTGCCTTTACCACAGTTCAATGTTGTTCGATGAATATTGTATCTTAGTTCTATATTGTTAGATTGTCCAATGTATATCTTATCTGTACCATTAAAATTTAATTTATAAATTCCTACTGTCATAATTAAAAACTCCTATTTTATTTTATTGTATCCATTATACAGGATCAAAAATTTAATTTCAAGTGTAAATTTACGTTATATGGTAACAAAAAATTATACCTTGACTATTGTATGCTACAGTGATATAATAGTAGGAATTAATGGTGCACCTATGGCAAAAAATACTAATAAAAGAATTAGCGTAAAATGGGTCAGAGACAAAGCCAAGGCGGCATACGATAAAAAATCCCAGTGCTTTGTTTGCGATACTGACAAAGACCTGGAACTTCATCACCTACACTCAATCACAATCTTGTTAGAAACGTGGTCTGCGCATAAAGGTTACGATATATCAACAGACGAAGGCATTTTAGCTGTTCGTGATGAATTTATTGCGGAGCATCGTGTAGAGTTATATGATAAAGTTTACACCCTTTGTAATCCGCATCATGTAGCGCTGCACTCAATATATGGCAAAGCTCCACCAGTAGGTTCCGAACCTAAACAGCAGCGTTGGATCGAACTCCAGCGATCAAAGCACGTTCATGGTGATAAAGTCGTACCCACAAGCACGCACAACTCGTTTTTCTCACGGTTTATTTAAGGAAAAACAATGAGTTGGATAGCAAAATCACAAGACTGGATTCGCCAAAAGCTGAATCCTGCACAAGAACGTATTGCACAAGATGCTGGCACGCAAGTTGGTACAGATGCAAAACTCACCTACTTTCAAAGCTTTCAGAAGCTAGAAGCAGTTAATCGCAGCGTTAGTTTACTAGTAAACGCAGCAGCCAGCCTAGACTACGACGTCAAAGACAAAGTACACGATGGTGTTGTTGCTGGCATTCGCCAAAAAACATTAAACACCCTGCTTAACTTTCGACCTAACCCTTATCAAAGTGCACAAGACTTTCGCAGTGCGCTGTTCACAGATTTCGTCCTAGAAGGCAATGCTTTTGTACACTTTGACGGTACTTTTATGTACCACCTGCCTGCAGACAAAGTAGAAATCATGACTGATACCAAAACATTTATTCGTGGCTTTCGCTACAATGGATTGGTAGACTTCAAAGAGTCTGAAGTTTTTTACTTCAGAGACCTGAGTTCGGATAGTATCTATCGTGGATCAAGCAGACTGGAAAGTGCAGATCGCAGTGTTAAATTGCTGTATTCAATGCAGACCTTTCAAGAAAACTTCTTTGATAACGGTGCTGTGTTTGGACTAGTACTTACCACAGACAACACACTAAGTCAAGTTGCCAAAGAAAAAACAATTGCCTACTGGTTGCAAAAGTACAACGTTAAAAACGGTGGCAAGCGACCAGTGATCTTGGATTCGGGCCTAAAGCCACATCAGCTAGCCGAAACCAACTTCAAAGACATGGATTTTGATACCAGCATCAAAACTCATGGCGAAAAAATCATGCAAGCTGTTGGCGTGCCGCCAATCTTGCTGCAAGGCGGCAACAATGCCAACATTTCGCCAAACCTTCGACTATTCTATTTAGAAACAGTACTGCC